CATGCGCCGCGAGCCATAGGTCTCGCCCTGCGCGCGATCGAGCCTGCCGCTGCGGATGGCTTCTTCGATCTTGTCCTCGATGAAGACCGCGATCTCGCGTCGGCCGTCAGCACCGCGCCGCTGTTCCGTGCGTGCGGGCGGCTGGTCGCGACCGATGCGCATGTCGTAGACATTCACCGCCACGTCATTGGAGGGCGCCTGCGGCAGCACCCGGTTGAGACGATCGAGGTTCCACCGGTGGCGCGGGTCGTTTCGGGTCAGAACCTCCTCGCCTCGCATGCCCAGGAACGGCACTTCATCGGGCCTTAGGCCCAGCATGCCGCCGGCATGGAAGCGCCGCGCATCGGCGAAGGATCCTTCATCGACAAGACGGCGCGGCAGCGGGTCGTAGCCGATGACGCCACCTTCATGCGCCACCATCACCGGTCCCGGCGATGGAAAACTGCCGCCCGGAGAGGACGTCCCGCCGCCGAACAGGCTGCCGGCGATGGAGCTCCCAATCGACGAAAATATCCCCTCGAACAACCCACCGAGCGGTTTCACCACCGCAATCCGATAGGCGGCCCGGAGCGCCTCCTCGGCAATGGTGTTGAACAGGTCCGCCGCCGACAGTTTGCCGGTGGTCGCCCATTTGACGAACGCGTCCTCGCCGGCCCGGAGCGCGCCGGTCATCGCCCGCTCGGCATTGCGCGCGGCGTCCTCGGATTCCTTCGTGTAATCCCGGAGTGCGCGCAGGGCGCCGTCGCGCCAGGCGGTCGACGCGTCGAGCTTGTCCTGTTCGGCCCTGGCGATCGCCCGGGCGTGGGTCTCGACATCGATGGCGCCGGCGGCGAGCAGCCGATCGAGCCGCTCCACCTCCGCCCCGTAGCTCTCCAGCGCCGTCCGGTTGGCCTCGATGATGCGGTGGCCCTCGTCGAACAGCTTCTGCTCGCGCTCCAGCGCGGCGTTGAGCTCGTCGATCGCATGCTTCTGGTCGAACAGGGCCGCGGCCAGCCGCTCCACTTCGGCACGCTGGGCGTCGCTGGCGCCCTCCGACAGCCGCGCCTGGGCCTGGTCGATGAAGGCGCCGCGCTTGTCGGTCAGGCCGACGATCTGGCGCTCGAGGTCTGCCATGGCCTTGGCGTCGGCCGCCGCCATCCGTTCGGCCGCCTCGCGCGCCGGTTTTTCGATAGCGGCGATGCGACGGCGCGCCAATTCCTCGGCGCGACCGATCGCGGCGTCGACCTGCGGGTCGTTCTCGCCCGGCGCACGCAGGGCTTCGAGCCGCCGCCGCGTTTCTTCCAGCTCCTTGTTGACCGCGGCAATACGCTGCGCTGGATCGTCGACGAGCTTGGCGATCGCTTCGTCGAGCGCCTTGCGCTGGCCGCCGAGCAGTTCCGTGCGGCGCTCCGCCTGCGCCGCCCGTTGTCCTTGTTCGACACGCCGCTGCTCCTGATCGAAGCGTTCGGCTTCGGCCCGCGCCTCAGCGATCAACCCCTCGACCTGCGATCTCAGATAGGCAACCCGGGCTTCCTGCTGGCGAATAGCGATGATGGCGGTCGCACCCGCCCGCTCGCCGGCGACGGCGCGCATGCGGTCCAGGCGGTCTTCGGCCTTGATCAGTTCGCGGTTGGCCGCGACGATGCGCTCGGAGATCGGATCGTCGGCGACGAGTCGCCGCCAGCCGTCCAACGCGCGCGCCAGAACGTCGAGCGCGCCTTCGGCGAGCCCGGCCGCGACCGGCGTCTTGCCGATCTCCTTCAGGAGGTTGCCCCAGGCATCCGAGAGCCGGTTGGCCGCCCCGGTCAGACCCGTCGCTTCCGCCGCCCCGGCGCCGCCCACCTGCTGTTCGAGCGCATCGAGGATGACCTTCTGCGCCGCGGCCGTCTGGCCGGTCTCGACCAGGCTGGCGATCAGGTCGCGCTGGCTCGCGGTGAAGCTGACGCCGACGCGACGCAGCGCGTTGATGCCCTCGACCGGGTCTTCGAGCGCCTTGCCGAGCTGGACGGCCGAGCCGCGCAAGTCCTGCCCGAACACCGCCGCCAGATCCTGCGCCAGGCGCAAGGCCCGGGTGAAGGTGTCGCCCGCGACCGAACGGAAGGTTGCCAGGATCGACGCCGCGTCCATGACGCTCTCGGCGCTGGCGAGCGTTGCCGCTTCCATCTCTTCGGCAAAGTTCGCGATCTGGCCGGCCGTCAGACCCGACGCATCGCCGGTCGCCTTGAGCACGGCTTCGAGCCGGCGGTAGGAGGCTTCCGCCTCGGCCGCCGCTTCGAGACTGGCCTTGAGACCGAACACGATCCCACCGAGCGCGGCACCCGCCACTAGACCTGCCGGACCGAGCCGGGTGAGCGCCGCCCCGAGGGGGCCGAGCCGGCCCGCTGTGGCTTCCAGCGAGCCCCGGACCTCGCCGGCCGCGCCGTCCAGCGCCTGCAGCGCCTTAGAGGCGGGTCGGGCCGACTGCTCGATGCGCTTGAGCGCCCGCTCGCCGGTCTCGCCCACGTCGCGCAGTTCGGCCCGGACCTTGCCGCCGTCGATGACGGCAAGGCGGACGGATAGATTGCGCTCAGCGGTCATTGCTCTTCATTCGTTCGTTGAATCCGGTAACCATGCCGGCTTCGGCGGCCGGCAGGAGTTCGGCCAGCGCGGTCGGGTCGTAGCCGAGGCCAGCGCCCATGCCGAAGCAGGCATTGAGATCGATGCCGATCACGGCACCCGGAACCAGACGCAGCTGACCGGCGCAGCGCAGCATCACGTCCCAGACCTGCCAGCCCTCGAAACTCAGCGGCTCATGCGCAAGGTAGGGACAGTCCGGGCAGTCCCCGGCACAGGCCGCGCAGTAGTCCGGCCCGCCGCCGAAATGCCAGCGGCAGCGGGCCGTCAGGCGTTTTTTTCCTGATCCAGCAACAGCGCCGGCGCGAGATAGAGACGCTCGAACGCCTCGGCCATCGGCCAGAGATCGAGCAGGGCTTCGACGCCTTCGGGCGAGAGCGGCGCGGGCTTGCCCTTGGCGTCTCCCACACCTTCCCACGCCAGGCCGGCGAGCTTGCCGAGCGTCTTGATCAGAATCGCTGTTCGCTCGCCAGCACCTCTGAGACCGTCGCGCTCATCGGCCTCCTGTACGGAGACCTCCCGGGCAGCGGCGACACGGGCGGCCATCATCAGGGCCGTGGTGCAGGGACGAACCTGCAATCGAACGTCATGGCCGAGTTCGAGCCAGACGGGCTCACGCTTCAGATCGAGCCGCAGCATCAGTAGTCCTCCACGTCGTTGATCAGGGTCGCGGTCAGCATCCGGCCCTCCGCCTCGTTGCGGGCCGCCTGGAACTCGAAGGTCGCCTGGATGCCGGCCGGCCCCTCGATGGCGAGGCCGGGGCGCGAGAGATAGGCCTCGTGAACCGCGAACAGCAGGCTGGTGCCGGCATCGCGCACATAGCCGAACTCGAGTGCGAGCGCCGTTCCGGCCGTGGCCGCGTCGAACAAGGCGGTGCCATCGAAGCGCACGGTGATCGAGCCGGTGCAGGACGCGACCGTGGGTTCCACGCTGTCGATCAGGCCGTCCGAGCGGATGGTCTCGATCCGGTCGAGATTGTTCGAATAGGTGAACTCGGCCGAGACCACCCGTCCCAGCGCGGCGCCGTCCTTTTCGATCTGGCCCATGAAGGGGCCGAAACGCAGCGGCGCGTACTGCCCGGGCGCCGCGTCACGCAAGCCCGCGTCGGTTGCCTCGCCGCGCGCGACGCAGGCCAGTGTCGCCGCCGGCAGGCCCTCGCGCTCAAAACGGACCGCCGCGCTGTCGATGCGCACGCCGCTATGGGTTCGATAAAGCGGCACATCGGGATTGGCGGCCTGGATCGCGAGGCTCGGGAGCAACGCCTCGCCGGAGACGAAGCTGTGGCTGTAGGGACCGGTCCCGGTCGTAGTCGGCGCGCCCAGCAGCAGCTTCAGCCAGAAGCCGGTCGAGCGCGCATCGAGCGGCACCACCAGGTCGCCGTCGACATTGACCGCGCCCAATACCGGTGCCGCTGGATCGCGCCCGGTGCCCAGCAGATCGTTGCCGAGCAGGTTCTGTTTGGCGGCAATGCCATAGCGGGCGAGCTGCACGGCGGTGTAGCCGCCTGCGGGCGGCGTGCCATAGGTCGATTCGAACGCGGCCAGAAACCGCGCATTGGCGCCGAAGCCAAGTGCCATGAAAGCCTCCCGAGGTCAGGACAGGGGCGACGAAGTCGCGTAATGCAGGGTGATCGGTATGGTGGCGCCCTTAAGCGGGGCAGCACCCTCGATCGCCAGGGTCTCGAAGCTGGCCGGACCGATCTCGATCCAGTCGACCAGGCCGCCGAGGGTGGGAGTGCCGGCGATCGCGTCGCCGATAGCCATGAGAAGACCGTCCAGCGCCCCGTCGCGGGACGCCGCTGGTCCGCCGTTCACCACCGCCTCGACGATTGCGCGGTGGCGCCAGATATAAGAGAGCGGCGACAGCAGGATCTCCGGTTCGCCGAGCTCGCCGTCCCGCAGCATGACGAGACCGCCGGCCGGCAGCTTCTCAGGCAGCGGTTCGTTGCGGCGCACGGTCGGGCCGGACACCGTCTCCAGCGCACTCAGCAGCGCCGCCAGGACCTGTTCGCGATGCGAAGGCATATTTTACGCGTCCCGGCCTTTTTGCCAGTTGCCGCCGACCATGGCGGGCAGAGCCCTGATCCACTTCGTCGACGCCCCGGAAACATCGAGGCGCTTCCGGAAGCTGACTTGCGGCACCAGGAAGAAGATCGGCACGCTTGCGAGACCGCGCCCGCTGCGCAGGGCCGCCGCGCTGGCCTTCGCGAAACCGCCACGCTTGTCGCTCCGTGCCCGCAGGTTATCGGCGACCAGCAGCGAGGCTGCGCCGCGGCGATAAACGAAGCGTAGCCTCTGGCCGGTCCGCCGCTCCCAGCCGCCCGGCGTGATCTTGGCGCCGCCATCGCCGTACTTACCGGCTGCCGGCGTCGGGATCGCAAGGTACAGCCCCCGGGTCGAGCGGATGGTCGCCCCGTCCTCGTAGATGCGGACGATGCCGGGCGCCTTGGACCAGACCAGGCCGGCAGCCCCGATGCTGGGTTGACCCTTGGGATAGATCTCACCGCGCCAGGTCCGGGCGAGCCGGGGTCCGAGCCCGGCCGCGACGATCTGACTGCGCAGATCCGATTTCAGCCCATTCGTTGCCGCCTGCACGCCGGCCGTGACAGCATGCTCCGCAGCCTTGATCTCGGCCGCCATCATTTCCTTGAGTCTGCCTCCGAATGCTGCCGTCAGCCTCATGCGCGAATGACCTCTGCCGTCCAGATCAGATGCTCGGCGTCGCGCAAGGGCTCGCCCTGTACGACATAGGTCTCGCCCTCGATCCCGAAGGCGTCTCCGCTGGCGAGTGCGGGCGCATCGGAGACGCGGATGTCGACGACGGTCGTCTCCGAACGGAGGCGCGTTGCCCCGAAGTCAGACACCCGGTCGGGACGCCGCACGACGATCCGAACCGTCACCGGTACGCCAGACCCACCCGCTCGCCAGACCGCTTCCCGCGTCAGATTGGGATCGGCAAACAGATCGTCGATCGCCCCAACAAAGACGCTCATGGTCAGTTGCTGGAGAAGATGCGCACGGCGAGGCGCGGACGCTTGTTGATCGGTAGGATCGACGCTTCGGTCTTGACCTCGATAGCGCTGCCGTCGGGTCGCGCAATCTGCCTTGCGTAGATCGGCAGGCCCACCGTGTTGACGGTCTCGATCAGGTTGGCCGGTGCGCCATGGGTGACGAAGGTATCGAGAGTGCCGAGCGGAAACGCGATGCCTTCGCCGGAGGGGATCAGGGTTTCCGTAGCGCCGGTCGAGAGCGTGACGGTCGCGTTGTATTCCTCGAACAGGATGCCGGCGAAGGGAAAGCGGCGACGGGTGTCCTCACGCAGCGGCTGCGCCCCGGTCGAGGAATAATACTTGTAGGCCTCCTCGACCTTGGCGTGGCCGATCAGCTTGTCGAAGAACTCCGGGCTGACCATCGCTAGCACACCGGTCATGGTCTCGCCCTTGAGCTCGGTCTCGACCTTGCGCAGCACATCGCGCACCTTGGCCTGGACTTGTGTGCCGGCAGTGCCGAGCACGAAGTCCGTCTCCAGCTGCGCCAACCCGAACTCAGTGAAGTAGTTGTAGAGCGTGGTGCCGGCGCCGTCCTTGACGACCCCGCGCAGCGCATTGACCTCCATGTACTCGCGCGTCTGGGCGTGCTTCACCCGCATGCGGGTGAGCTTGCGCTCCATGACGGTGGCGAGCGGATCGGCGGCGTCGGCAACGCCAAAGCCGCGCACGCCCTGGATATCCTGGGGCGTGATCACGTCGTCGTGCGGGATCCACGGCACGGTGAAGGAGCGCATGGAGCGCGTGTCGCGATTGGCGACGGTCGCGGGGCCGCCGAGCGGGACGGTGGGCAGCAGGTTGAGCACGCCTGCAGCCTGCTCGATGACGACAGAGCGCTGGGTTACGCCCTCGAAGCGGAACAGGCCCATCTGCCCGAGGCGGGTATAGACATTGGGCAGGATGTTGATGGCCTGGGTCATCTCGGCAAGCGAGTAACCGCCGGCGTCGAACGGGTTGATGATGGCGACCATGGTGTCGGGTCTCCTTGGAGAAACGGGCATGAAAAAAACCCCAAAGCGGATGCCTCGGAGCTGATGACGGATTGAGCCTGAAGAGCGTGGATCAGGCGGTATCGCGCGGCACGATGCCGACAGCGCTGAGCTCGGCGTGCTTGGCCGCAATCTCGGCTGGCTGGTCGACGGAGGCGTCAAAGACGAGTGCCGCCTTGGAAACGATCGCTGGCCCGCGGGCGACGATGAGTCCGGTCCTGTCGCCGCCCGTGGCGTCGACCCCCTCGATCAGGATGGCAGCCGCGATCTCCGCCCCTTCGTCACCGGTCACTTCGGCCGCCGGCGCAAGTCGGTATTTGCCCGAGGCCGTGATCTTTCCGAGCACAGAGCCGGGCGCGTAGTTGGTGCCGGCTTTGAGGGTCACAGCCTCGCGGCAGTAGCTCGCGTTGAGTTCATACTTGAGAAGGTCGCCGAGGGTCGGCGACATGGTGAGAACGGTCATGATGATCCTCCTTGTCGTCAGCTGCGATTGGCCGAAGCACGCTCACGCGCACGGCGTACGATGGGGCTTTCGCCGCCATTCGAGGCCGGCGAGCCGGACGGCTGCGGCGCCACGGCAACCACGGTGCTGGCCTCGGCACGGGCCGCCAGCGTGTCGAGGATGGAGCTTCGCAGCGCATGCGGCGCAATCCCCTTTGCCATGGCGTCGGCGGCGTCGATGGCGACGCCCAGCCGGGCCCCTTGGGCGGCAATGGCAGCGATCTCGGCATATTCGGCGCGCAGCTGCTCGGCCGTTCGATCCGTCTGCGCGTCTATCGCCTCCGGCGACGCGGAGGGCGGCGCAGGTTGCAGCGTTTCGAGAGCTTCCGGGTCGGGCGCGTTCGTCTCTTCGACGGCAGCGTCTTCGGCAGCCACATCGGGTTCGGTGTCGATGGTCATCTGAGTCTTTCTCCTTGGAGGTTGCTGACTGCGGGCACGTTGCGATGCGCCCGCGATGAGGCGTGGCGGGTCCAGCGCCCGGGCGAGATCCGCAAGGGCGAGATCGACGGGGCCGAGCTTGTCGGCGAGGCCAGCTTCTATGCCCCGCTGGCCCCGATAGATCGCGGCTTCGGTGGCGCGCACGGCGTCAGGACTCATGTTCCGGTTGCGGGCAACCAGAGCGACGAGGTCGGCATGGAGCGCGTCGACATCCGCCTTGATCGCCGAAAATGCCGCATCCGAGAGCGGCTCGTGGGCATTGCCATCGATCTTGCGGTCGCCCGCGTGAACGAGCGTCCATTTGAGGCCGGCCATGACGTCGGCGACGCTCTCGTCGACATGGATGGCGACCACGCCAATGGAGCCGACCTCGGCCGTCCGGGTGACGTAAAGGCGGTCCGCGACGCTGGCGATGGCGAAGGCGGCCGAAAGTGCACTTTCGTTCGCGACAGCCCAGAGCGGCTTCTGCGCGGCTTCGCGCAGGGACACGAGACGATCGACCAGATCGAAGAGACCGCCGACCTCGCCGCCGGGCGAGTCGATCTCCAACAACACGGCCCGCGCGGATGGATCCGCCAGCGCGGCTTCCACGGCGGAAGCGATCTCGCCATAGTCGCTGGCGCCGAGAAGGCTGGTCAGCCAGTCGCCGCGCGTCACCAACGGTCCGAGGATCGGCACCACGGCGATGCCGGCGTCGGTAACGGTATGGCTCGCCACCGGCGGCGCATCGCCAGTCGGAAACGCGGCCAGGCGGGCATCGAGCATTGGGCCAGCGGCGAGCAAGCCGTCGAGCGCTCGCGGGGCGATCGCCAGGGGCCGGCCGCCGAGCCGGGTGAGCAGCAGATCGGATTGCGTCATCGAAACCTCAGTCGGCGGCAAAGTTCGCCTGGTTGTCGGCTGGTGCGACCTCTTGCGCATTGGTCAGCAGCGCAGGGTCGGAGGAGGCGCTGGCGAAGGAGAGGCCAAGTTGACGCTCTCGCGCACGGTCCGCGGCGATTTCGGCGTCGACCTGGTCGGCGTCATAGCCGCGCTCGGCGAGCGCCTGCGTCCGGCTCTTAAGGCCCGCCTCGATCTGCTCGATCTCGGCGCGGGCATCCTTCAGCGGATCGACCCAGTCCCATTTGGGCGGCAGCCAGGAACAGCCGAGCCAGGCGCGTCGCTGCTGTTCGTAATCGGGCAAGGCAAGCGCGCCTGAGACGACCGCCGTATCGAGCCAGCGCGCCCAGACCCGTCGGCAGACCTGCCAGACCATGACCGAGTGCTGATAGGCCTCGATGCGGCGACGAAACTCCAGGAGCGCCAGGCGCGAGTTCGAGTAGTTCGCCTTCAGCATGTCGTTCGACAGATACGCATACGGAATGCCGAGCGCCGCCGAGACCTGCAGCAGCGTGCGGTACTGGAACGGCTCGTAGGTCTGGCCCACATCGGCGGGCGCCGAGGTCTGAACCTCCTCGCCCGGCTCCAGCATGACGATCTGGCCCGGCTGCAGATCCATCGTGCGCTCGCCGCTCTCGTCGCTCTCGGCGATGTCGAAGGGCTCCGCCGGTGCCGGCGTCGTGATGAAGAGCGCGTGCATCGCCGCGACCTTCTTCCGGTCGAGCTCCGCATCGTCGTACTGGTCGAGCAGGAACAGCTTCACGATGCCCGGCGCGAAGCGGGAGATCCCGCGCAACTGCCCCGCATCCACCGGATCGATGACGTGGATGATCTCGGACGCCGGCACCCGCACCGTCTCGCCCGCGAGGCCCGGATCGGTGACGTCACCGGGATGGCGGCGCAGAAAGTGGTAGGCCACGCGCCGGCCAATCGGGTCGAACTCGATGCCCTGGCGGATGACGTTGCCGCCCGAGACCGGCTCGTTACGCGTGAGCGGCAACATCTCGGACGGGATCATCTGCAGCTGCAGCGGCACCGTGAGCCCATCACCGGGCCGGCGCGGACGGAAGCGAAAGAACACCTCACCAGCGATGAACACCTCCCGCGCGGCGCGCCGCTGCTGGCCGTAGAAATCGGTGAACCCCTCCGCATCGCTCT